AGTTGAAGGTGCAGGCTGGCCGCAACTTCTCGAAGACCCCGTTCCAGCGTCCGAGCAACCAGCTTGCCCGTGCTGCGTTCGTGGTATTTGGTGGCCAGTTGGTCACCAACAATCGTCGTCGTCAGGGTCTCTTGTACGACCTGGCATAAACCCTTGCCCCCAAGCCAATGGGGGTTCACACCCTGCCCATAGGGGAAAGGAATTGTACCAATGTCTACTAATTGGGGTTTTGGTGGAGGAAGCACCAATAACGGAAGCACAGGCCCAGGCGGGATCACGGGTATTTCTCAGGGGGTTTATGAAGAATCCTCTTCTCAGCGTGGTCCGCTTGGTGCTAAACTTGAGTTCGACGATGGCCGTGTTTTTCGGTATTCAAAGTCTTCGGCAGCAATAACTGCGGGCAAGGTCGTTTCTACCGACAATGTTCAAATTATAGCCGCAGACACGAATGGCACTTTTACCGCTGCCAGTGCTGGAGCTACGACTATTACGTTGTCGGATTCTACGTTGAGTAGCGCCACGGCGAACCTTTATTCTGGCGCTTATCTTGGTAACATCACGAATCTGGAGCAATATCGTATTAAGTCGAATACGGCTGCTGTGTCCAACGTGGTCACGTTTCAGTTGTACGACGGTATTGTCACTGCTTTTGCTACCAGTGATGATTACCAGATTACGCCCAATCCGTATGCCAGTGTTATTACGGCTACGGTCATTGATGGCTCTTATGACCGTGTTGTTGGCATTGCACCGAGGGCTGCTACCAGTGGTTATTATTTCTGGTTGCAAACGGGGGGCGTGGCCTATGCACTTAATGATGCTGGTGCTGCTGTTACATTAGGCGTCATGGTGGCTGTTTCTGATTCAACGGCTGGCTCTATTCAAATTAGTGACGCCGGTGTTGATGAACTTGTCATCGGCCATGCAGTAGGAGCTGCTGCTACAGAAAAGCCCTGCCCAATCATGATTACCGGATTGGGTGACTAAACCAGATTTTCGGGGTGGGGTTCGCCCCATCCCGAAAATATTTATTCAAGGAGAACTGAAATGGCAGCAGAGCAGAAGTTGGATCTTGACGCGTTGGTTGCCGTGCTGAAGGATGCTCCTGATCATGTGAAGACACAACTGCGCCAGGCACTGGGCGCTTCAGGCACAATCACGCGTAAAAGCACCCCGCAGAACAACGCTGATGCCAAGCGCATCGCCTTCACTGTCGGTGAGGCTCTGCACCCGGATGACTGGACGCCAGAACCGTCAGAAGCCATGGCCATGGCTATTGGCTACGAAGCGGCCAAGGAAAAAGTTTCTGAAAGCTGGCGCGTCAATCAGAACGCTACCGGTGCCATGACGACTCTCACGGGCCGTGACGTGGATCAGATGCAGACCGGCGTTGATCCGGTGTCAACACCGGCAGAATCGAATATGACTCTCGATCCAGAGGCCCTGGCTGATCTGGCCGTTGAATGACCCAGCTCCGTGAGCCGCGCCTGACTGAGCCTCGCAAACGGCAGAGCCAGTCTGACCCTGTTGTTGCAGGGCAACAGAACCAGGCTGTGTCCTTTGGTGAACTGGGCGTTTTCGGTCATGTCGAATGCAATTCACTGAAGGTGGACTCACCTACAGGGTTCCTGCAGTGTACGTCGCTGACCACCACCGAGCGCAATGCGCTCACGGCAGTCAACGGCATGGTGGTGTACAACGAGACAGACAACAAGTTCCAGGGCTATGAGAACGGTGCCTGGGCAAATCTGATCTGAGGCAGCATGACGCTTGCACAAGCCATTACCATGACACTGAACCGCGTCGGCCTGTTGACCACCAATACGACGTACAAGGATCAGGCTCGGCTGTATCTCAATATGGCAGCGAAGCGGGTGTCAGGAGAGATTGGTGGCAAGTGGTGGTGGCTGCATAAGACCACCACGTTCAATACGACCAAGACCATCACGGTATCGAGCATTGCCAATGGTGCTTTTGCTGCAGGAAACACGATTACCGGCAACAGTTCCTCTGCCACGGCAATAATAGATGCCGATTATGATCCTACCAACTATCCTACAGCCCTGTTGGTACACACCATCTCTGGCACATTTACCACGTCGGACACGGCACTGACCAACGGCAGCGTTACGGCTGCCTACGTATCCATCGCCGTCACTCAGACCTACGCCCTCGACGCAGATGTGCTGGTGCCGCATTCGTTTGTCGATGAAACCAACAGCCGCACCATCTCTGGTGCCGGCCTTGACATGATCGACGCAGAAGATCCTGACAGAAACAATGAGACAAATGCCAGGATATGGGCGGCCGATGGGGTGGACGCCCTGTCGGGTAAGATCCGGGTGCGTATGTGGCCCTATCACAGCACTCCGGGCGATGTCATCCGCTACCGCTATCGGGGCTTCATTGTTGACTGGACTTCAGGCAACGACTCTACGGAACTGGACAGGTGGTTGCCGGAGATCCTGCAGCCGGCGGTGATCTTTGGTGCGACCGAGATGTATCTGCAGGAGAAGGGTGACTCCGAGGCCGCCGGGGAGAATCGCTTTGAGTACAACGAGGCGATTGACAACGGTAAGGAAACCAACCGCACGATCTACGGCAATCGGGTCTGGCGCAAGGCAGAAGTAGGAGATCTCTCAGGCCGGTTTAATTACGTGCCGGCTGATGGTAGTCTTTCGGCAGCAAGCTGATGGCGATACGTGCCGGCGATATTCAGTACGGTCCATGGACGGGCGGCGTGTGGTACTCGCGGCCTGAAGAGGATGTGGCAGTCGAGGAGATTGCCACCATGGAGAATACTCGAATACAGGCCGCTGGTGCCGTAGAGAAGCGCCTCGGTACGGCATCGTACAAGTCGGCGGCCAATATCTCACTGGACCCGACACTGACCATGTGCGCCCAGTTCACCGTGCCGCCATCAACCGAGTATGTGGTCATTGTTGCTGGTACGGCCATCTACAAATACGCATCTGGCTGGTCAGCCATCACCGGCAGCGTCACTGTCACCGCGCATGATGACAATACTTTCGAGTGGGCAGTGGACGAGGGCACCGGCACTATCTTTGCCACCAACGGCGTCGATATTCCCTTCAAGTGGACTGGCAGCGGCAATGCTGCGGTGGTGGATGTAGACTCTCGATTCACCCGAGTGGATCATGTGGCGCACTGGGACAACCGGGTATGGTGGGGCAGTACGGGCACCGACTATGACCGACTGTGGTTCAGTGATACTGCCGATATCGATACGGTGGGGGCGACCTCGTTCTACCAGTTCGGTCATCCGATTACGGCCCTGGTGTCAACGCGCAACGCCCTGTCGGTGCATACCAGTGGCGGCATCTTCACCATGGTGCCCACGGGCAACTCGCAGATCCCCTACCAGCAGCAGCAGCGCACCTCTCGGGCCGCGCTTCATGGCAGGGCGGTGGTAGTGCTGCCTGGAGATCGCCAGTTGATGGTCCGCGAGGACGGCATCTACCAGTGGGATGGCGGGGATGACGTAGAGAAGAAATCCTTCGCGCTCGATCTGGGATACTGGCCCCATATCAACGCCTCGCGTCTGGCAGAGAGTTTCTCGCTGTACTATCCGGCCGAGGCTGAAGCCTGGTTCTGGGTGCCCTATGGCACCGGTCAGACAGAGATGAACCAGATCATTGTCTACTCGGATCGCCATGACTGCTGGTTCGGTCCTTACAGCGGATCTGGAGCGTACTTCGACCGTAACTGTGCGGCGTTGATTGATCAGACGCCTCATGCCGGGACACTGGACTCGTCAGGCGATATCGGCGGCAAACTGGAAGACCATGCGCCTGCAAATACCTACAACGACGACGACGACACCTCTGACGGCATTGCCATTCGGGCCTATTTCCGCACCGGGGCACCAGCGCCGTCTGGATCGGCCGAGCGGGTCAGATGGTTGTACTCGCGCACGTATTTTGATGCCACTGGCGACTATGATGTTACTGTCAACCAGGAATCTTCAGGCATATCCGGTACCACCAGGACGCTGAATGTTGCTGGCGGTGGATTCGTTCTCAATTCAAGCAAGACCGACGAAGATGAACTGGGCACAGTGCGGATGCTGGCGCAGGATCTGGATATGAGCGAGTACGATCCTCACTCCAGCTTGAAGTTCACCAACAATTCCAGAGATGAATTCTTTCGTATCCGACGTACACATCCGGTATATAAAGATATTGGTAAGAAGCGCAGGGTTAAGGCAGGAGTTTAGAGATGGCCCCTCAAAATAATTCTATTAGCCCCTTCTTTCTTTTCAAAGATCCTTCTGACATTCAATGGTCTGGTAACCAGAGGCTTACCGGTAACCAGTTGCGTGGATTTGGGGATTTGGGATTTGATCCAAATATTTCTATTGGCAACATCATTCCCGGCGTTTCTCAACCTGGTTCCTACTATCAGGCCCCCGGAACTCGGGGCATTTTCCAAAACGGCTTGCAGATCGGCTCTACCAGCGAAAGGAATGTTCAGAAGGCAGCCCCTGGCGAGGGCTTCTCTCTCTTCTCTACCGCTGCGAACGGTCAGACCACAGATGCCTTGCCGGAAACAGTTGTGACTGACGGTGACGTTCAAACCGCCTTGCCTCGTTCTCCTGAATTGGACCCTGATGCTCCCACTACCACTACCACT